TGTGGCACGCATTCTTTCTGACATATTCCCCCACGGGTTTAGCCTTGCTGACGTACCGGCACCGCCTCCACTGCTGCCGCCTGAGCGTCAGCTCAGGGTGGCCATGGCCGAGTCTGGCTTGACAGCGCCCGACGACCTCATTTTTGACGGCAAGATTCACCGGTTCAGCACCAGCGCGAAGAAGCGCGACGATTCCGGCTGGTATGTCGCATACGACGGCAAGATTGCCGCCGGTGCGTTCGGTGATTGGCGTCAAGGCATCGAGGTGACATGGCGTGCCGACATTGGCCGCGATAGGCCCCGTTTCAGCCGCTTGAAAATCGACGTACCCGTTACCGCCCACGTCGAGCGTTACCGCCGACACACTGGCAAATAAAGTGCCGTCGGGGAGTGAGGCTTGCGAGCCTGCGGGCACGACCGTACCGGGTAGCCCGAGCAAATGCACCCCGGGCACGACCGAATAAGTCGCGGCGATACGCTGGCCGCCGGTAAGCGCCCAAATCGCATCGAGAAAGACCCCGCCCGCGAGGTTCGGGTTAATTTGATTCGCGACCGCCGCGTTATTGCGTAGCACGTTGGAGCGCGCCGATACCTCGGCGGTGATCAAGACGCCTTGCGGCGTGTTGGCCGTCACGACCAAATCTTGCCCAAAGACGGCTTTGTACTCGCTCTCGACTTCGGTTTGAACGGTCGCGGTGTCGGGAACAATGACGCCGGTCGCATCAACATATTGGTAATCAGCCATTCAGAACCCCCGGGCCGTAGATCGTTTGGATAGTTACCCGATATGATAGCTTGTTGGCGCTTACCGTGGTCGTCAAATCTTGAACGCCCGTTACCCCTGCAACGTCGGTAATCGCGCGGCGCAAGTACGCCTCGAATTGTGCGATGTTGGCCGCCCCATTCCACACGGCCGCGAAATTGGGCAAGCCTTGATCAACGGCGTAGATCATTTCGGCGAGTTGCGTTTGCGCGGCTTGCTGGGCCGCCTGCATGACCGCGCGAAGACTGTCGGCCAAAGCGAGCGACCCGTCGGGGCCGATATAAAGATCATTTTTCAAATCGACTGCAATTACTCGGCTCATGATGTAGGCCCTCCCGAAGTTCCCGGCCCGGTTTGTACGCCGGTATGTTTGTGCGTTCCGAATTCAATGCCGCCGATGCTCACGCCGTCGGGGAACGCGAAATGCCCTTGCGCCGTGGCCCCCGTGGGCGAGATAACGAGGCCCGAGGCCCCGTTCGATAGCGTGATATTCGCGGGGCCAACTTCGACGAACATCGCGCCTTTTGTGATCTTTACACGGTCGGGCCAGATTGCCACACGTACCGACCCGTCGAGGGTTTGCAAGACGGCGTTATGCGCGTCTTCCGCGTCGATTGTGACCCCGTGCATTACGTCGGGGATAAACACGGCGTCTTGAAATGAATGCTTGCGCAGGGTGTTTGGCGCGTTGTCTTTGTAGGCTTGCAGGATCAACGAAATATCGCGGTCGTTGGCCTTGATCCATCCAAGATCGCCCGCCTTGAGGTCGAAGCTCAGGGCAACGCCATTGCCGCCGAATTGCATTACCGGCACGGCGGCGATTTGCGCGCGGCCGATTTGTCGGTTATCGGTCGTCAAGAGTTTGACCAAGGGCACGACCATTGCGCGGTTTGTCGTGCGGTCGTAGGAAACCACGCGGGCGGGCAAGCAATCGTCGATTTGCTGCAAGAATTTATCGAGTACCTGCCGCGCCATGCCGAGCAACGATTCGTCGTTGGCTGGGTCACGTGAGGGGTTCGCGTGTTGTTCGGCCATGATCAAGCCCCTGCCGCGCGGGTGCATTCCGCGATGTAGTAAAAGGGCGTATCCCGGCTCGCGAGTTCAAAACCCAGCTTGAAGACCGTGTAAAGGCCATTCGCCGCCGGGTTGAGCTTGCTCGTAATGTTGATCCCGCCGCCGAGTACGGTTTGATTGTCAAAAAGCATTTTTACCTTTATGCCCTGTTCGGTGAATTCGGGTATGCCGATCATGCCCGTATCGAGATTGAGTTCGCGCGTGCGCTTTTCGAGTGGGGCGTTAAAGTCTTTCACGATCAAGGCGAGGTCGTCAATATAGGCATTCACCCGACCCATTGCGCCGAGTTGCTCGACCTGTTTTACCGCGCTACCCGTGAAAGAGTAGTTCGAGATTTGTTTCGGCTTGGCCTCAAAGGCCAGCGATAAGCCCAAGTCTTGCGCGACGCGGCTCGCAATGTTTCGCAGGGGCGTGACGCCCGGTTGCGAACTCGCGATAATCTGCCCCTTTGCATAGTCGCCGGTCGCCGCCTTGAGGGTCAAGGTAATGTCGGGCGGCTGCGCGCCGACGGCGTTCGTAATGTCGCCCGCGAAGACGAGCGAATACCCGGTACTCTTGCGGCCAGCCTCCACAGTCAAGAGCTTGCGTTTCTTGTTTTTGTTGAAAGGCGAAGTCTCGGTAAGTAGGAAATTGCGCGTCGTCTCGTCGAGGTTGGTAATTTTCACCTCGCATTCGTTTTGGTTCGCGTTCGCGTATTTGGTGCCCGAGGCCGTCATGGCGAGGCCCTCGTACGTCTTGAGCTGCCCCCCGATTTCAATACCGATTCGGAGTAAGCGCGGGTCGAGTTCGGTCGCGGCCATGATCAAGTCGCCCGGTATGCTGCGAGTTCCTCGGGCGTCACATAGACGAGGAATTGCGTAACGCCGAATTGATCGTAATACGGCATTGCCTCGGCTTCGGTCGTGATCAGGAAATTGCCCGTCTCTTGGTAACGATAGGGGAGCAACGGCGTACCTGCGGTCGCGCGCACATTCTTGACGACCGATACGCCATCGCGGGTAATGCTGGCCGACATAACGCCGTTTGCCTCGCGTAACGCAATGTCATACACACGGTCGCTTATTTGCACCGTGAGGGTTTGATTTGGTACGGCCGCAATGCCTACATTGATCATTTGAAAAAGCTCCCCAATACGGAGGATTTACGGGCGGGCGGGGCCTCGGTCGGTTGTTGCTGGCCGCGCTGCGCCGTGTTGGAGTCTTTCGGTTGCGCGACCTTGAGGGCCGAGAATTGCGGCTGCACGAACTGCGCCTCTTTGAGCGAGAGGGCCAAAGCCACGCCGTCGAGCATGTCGGGCGTTTCGTCGTGCGGCATTTTCTCAATCAGCATAGACGGGAACGAATCGACTCGGGTTTGCACCGTGAGTAACTCGCCGCGTTTGAACAGGTCGCGCATTTGCTGATAGACCGCGCGGTAATCCTCGGAAGCCAACACGAACGAAAGCTCAATACTAATCGGCAAAACGATACGATGGTCGGTAATGGTCGCCCCCGTTTCGAGCGGGTGTTCCATCGCTTTCGACGTACGCATTACCGTGGCTTTGATCATCCGGGCCTTTTGGAAGACCTGCGAAAAATCCGAGGCCAACACGGCTACAACGTCTTGCGCATTTGTGGGGGTCATACTCATGCCAATACCCCGTCGTCAAAGTTATTCACGGCTTGCCGCATTTGCGTTTGCATGGTGCCCCCGATTGCCTTGCTGATGCCTTGGGCGTCGGTCGCTTGAGTATGCACCTCGACTTTGCCGACAAAGAAAGCGGTATAACGCCCGCGACCTATCGGGAACAGGCCGAGGCCGCTGAAAAGGCTCGGCAGCTATTCCGTGACGGCATGGTAGAGGCACGCGCCGAACGTGACGCACTGCGCACCCGTAAGGGCGTGACGTGCGAGCTTTTCAAGTGCCAGCGTGAGATTGAAAGCTTTCTGCAATTGTGCGCCACGGGCCAGTTGGCCAATTCGGGCGTGGTTAAAGCGGCGAATGAACTGCGGGTTAAGCTCTACGCCAAATGAAAACCGAAAACATCACCAAGGCGGCGCACAGCATCGGCTTTGTCGTCAGCGAACTGCGGGCCGCGCTTAATGACGCCAACAAGGCCAACGATCAATTCGCTTGGCTCGTGCTGGAGCAGGCGTTGACGGAGGCTACGGCGTTGCAAGCTAAGATTAAGCGCATCGAGGAGGCTGCAACATGAATGTCCATTTCTCATCCGCCTCCGACGAATGGGCAACGCCGCCCGACTTTTTCGCCAGGTGCGCCGCGGAGTTTGGCCCGTTTGAGTTGGACGCGTGCGCCTCTGCCGAGAATCACAAGGCGCCGCGCTTCTTCACCAAAGAGCACGACGGCCTTGCGCAAGACTGGCGCGGGCGCGTCTGGATGAATCCGCCCTATGGCCGCACGATTGCGACATGGATGCGTAAAGCCTACGAGTCGGCGCAGTCCGGCGCACTTGTGGTCTGCCTCGTGCCGTCTCGCACAGATACATCGTGGTGGCATGATTACGCCGCAAAAGGCGAAGTGCGCTTCATTCGCGGGCGCCTTAAATTCGGGGGGCATCACAACTCGGCGCCATTCCCGAGCGCGCTCGTCATCTTTCACCCGCGAATCATGGAGGTTGAATCATGATCACCACCCTAATCGCCGCCGCCCACGCCCCGCTCGACGCGTTCGACAACGACCGCTTTCTGCAAGCCATCATGCAAGTTGAAGGCCACAAGTGGAGCGACCCAGGTGGCGCCTACGCCATCCAACCCGGCACATGGCGCGACCACAGTAAGCGCACCTACGCCCTTGCCAGCATTCCGATCTACGCCCGCGACGTGGCCGACAGGCACATCGCTTGGCTTAGCCGCACGATGCGCGCCCACGGCTATCCCGTGAACGCCTACACGCTGGCCGTCTGCTGGCGCTTTGGC